ATAGTATGGGCATAACATACTATACAGGTGATTTAGTCCAAGACATGAAAAATGAATTATCAGAAAAAGAGGAAAAGATTTTCAGAAAAGAAATAAGTAAACTTACAACAGACTTACATTTCTTTATGAGAAAGAGACCAGACAATGTAGGTGGATATCACTATGTTGCATATCCTAGAGCTGAAGGCGAAGGCATGTTTGGAGAAAGAAATCTAGATGAAACACAAGAATGGATTAGTTTAAAATGATATTAGTTGATATGAATCAAATTTCTTTGGCATGTTTAATGATGTCTTTACACATGAATAAAGGCGAGTTAGATGAGGAAATGGTAAGGCACATGATACTTAATTCTGTAAGAGGATATCGTACCATGTTCAAAGAAGACTATGGTGAGATAGTTCTCACTTATGATTCTAGAGCATACTGGAGAAAACAAGTATTTCCACAATACAAAGCAAATCGTAAAAAAGGTAGAGAAGAAGATGGTAAAGATTGGGATAGTATTTTTGGAGTTCTCAATCAGATTAAAGAAGAAATTAGAGAATTTTTGCCATATAAAGTTGTAGAAACTTATGGGGCAGAAGCAGATGATGTAATCGCCATAGTGTGTAAACATTATCAAAGTGAGCAAATCTTGATAGTATCTGGTGATAAAGATTTCATACAGTTACAAAAGTATGACAATGTAAATCAATACAGTCCTATTACTAAAAAACATGTAAATGGAATTGACCCAATTGTCTATATAAAAGAACATATACTAAAAGGTGATAAATCAGATGGAATACCAAATGTGCTATCACCAGACCATACTTTTACAGATGAATTAAGGCAAAGACCCTTGACATCTAAGAAGATAAATAGTATCATGGCTCAAGATTTTGATGATTTAAATGATGAGTTGAAAAGAAATTATCAAAGAAATGACGCTCTGATTAATTTGGATAATATTCCAGAGGAATTAGAACAATCTATTCTAGATGATTTCAAGGGTGCCACTTGTGGCGACAGAAGTAAATTATTAGATTACTTTATGGATAAAAGATTAAAAACTTTAACTGAACAAATTGGAGAATTTTAAAATGGCAGATAATTATACATTATTGTTTTCTGACATACTTACCAAAGTACACAAAGCGAAAACAAAAGCTCAAAAAGTAGAAATACTACAAAGATATGACACACAAGCATTAAGAATGTTATTAAAAGCGTCTTTCGACCCTACTAAAGAATGGGTGATACCAGCAGGTGATGTTCCATTCACACCAAATGACGCTCCAGAGGGAACTGAACATACAGTTCTTGCTCAAGAAACAAAAAAATTATGGCACTTTATTAAAGGTGCTGACAACGAAACAAAACAAGCACAAAAAGAAAACATGTTTATACAAATATGTGAGGCATTATGTGAGGCAGAGGCAAAATTATTAATCGCTGCTAAAGATAAAAGATTACATCAAGTGTATAAAGGTTTATCAAAAGATGTAGTAAAAGAGGCATTTGGTTGGGATGATAATTTTATGATACCAGCGCCAGAGGAATATCCACAAGCGCCAGGGAGTGCTTCTGGAATTTAAAACTTGACAAATTCTGTTGAGTTTAGTAAAATGTATTATGATGAGTAGTGTAAAAAAATTCCAGTTCATGTCAACTCACTCTCTCTCGACCTCATCATATAGAGTTGGCATGAACGCTTTAGAGGTTGATATTTTATGAGTAGAGCAATTAAAAAAATACCTTATAAATTTGTCCATGTATTTTGGATTGATATTACATCAGATTCATCATGGAGAAGTATAGAGGATGTCAAAGAAGAAAGTTTACCTAGATGTCTAAGCACAGGTTTTCTTATTAGTGATGAGGAAGATGTAATTAGATTGGTAAGTGATTTTAATTTCAAGGAAGATGGTAGCATTGATGAATGTGGCAATTCCACAATCATACCAAAATGTGTAGTTCAAGAAGTCAAAGAGGTTTCTTAAATGAATTTATACATACCAGATTTTGTGATTTATATCATCGCAGTTTTATCTATGATTATAGTCTTAATCATGATGAGCAATCTAGAGAGAAAAAGAATCAAAGAAGAAAAATCTAAAAATGTTTGAGCATGTAATCAGAACACCTTTTGATATGAAACCAGTTTTTACTCAATGTAAAAACCCAAAGTTCAGTGCAAACGATGTAGATTTAGAAATACAAAATCAAAGAAGAATAGAATTAAATAATTTAGGTCAAGATATTTGGTTTGAAACAGATGTTGCAAAAGAAGAAAAACTTGCTGAAAGAACAGCTGCTACTTTAGGATTATTTAATTATTCTATGGATGATGACTATCAATTATTTACAGAGTGTAATAATATAAAAGATTTAGGTTTAGCAATTGAGGATGATGTCGTTATCATGCACAGAGGTAGATTAGAGGCATGTTTTGTGGCATTTCCATCATCATGGAACGCTGGTGAAAAAGTTGGTAAGACACTAAATGAATTACATGAACCCATCGCTGACAATGAAGCATTACTTCGTGCCTCAGAGGGAATCATGAGAGCGATGTCAAGTGGTCAATCATTTCACAGATACACTTGGGGCATATCATCATTGAGTGGATATAGTAATCATCCATCATATGAGAGACCAGATTTTGATTCTCTGGATGACTTAACATTCAGAGTAGAACACGAAAGGACTGCCACAGTCATTAAAGACACCACAGCAGTCTTTCTGATACATGTTGATACATACCCACTAAAAGAGGTTTTAAAGACCGATTTTGGACTGATTAAAGAAAGTATTGACAGTATGAGTGATAATGTGTTAGAATATAAGAATCTAAACAAAGTAAAGGAGTTGATGAGTGAATATATTTTATCTACATGAAGACCCAATACAAAACGCTAAATGGCATGTCGACAAACATGTTGTAAAAATGGTGACAGAATATGCCCAGTTATTATCAACGGCACATAGAATCCTAGATGGTGAAATGTATTATGGGAAAACAGCAAATGGTCGTAACATCAAAAGATGGAGATTGCCAGATAAGAGAGAAGACATATTATTTAAAGCAAGTCATGTGAATCATCCTTGTAATGTGTGGGTGCGTGAAAGTAAATCAAATTATCGTTTGATGTACAAGATTTACATGGCTTGTCTTTCTGAATATACATACAGATATGGAAAGATACATGGGTCAACAAGACCATCAATATGTTTATTGAAACCACCAAACAATATTAAAGATATTGGATTGACAGAATTACCTCAAGCAATGCCTGAGGAATGTAAAGTGCCTGGCGACCCAATACAAGGCTACAAAAACTATTATATAAATTACAAAAATGGATTTGCAAACTGGAAAAACAGAGTGAGACCAAAGTGGTATGATAGAGTTTAATTATAAATTAGATTACAAAAACATTTTATTTAAACCTAATGATAAAAGATATCGCATAGGTCGTGGTGAGCAAGGTGTATTGTTAGTAAGACCATATACAAATGACATCTGTAAACATTGGAGATTTAAAACTTTGGATGAGGCAAAAGAAAGTGCCTCTACTATTTTTAATTTATATTTAAAATATAGAAAACAAAAAGACTTCGTAGGTATGGATATGTGTCGTAAGTTTTTAGAAATGGGTTTTACAAGAGCAAGAAGATATGCAAATCATCGTGATGGTAGAAAGTATGATAAGAATGGTTATGTGATACCACAAGAAGTAGACGCTCTCACTTGTGAGAAAGCTCAAAGTGCTAGAATACATAAACATGCAAGAGATAGAATTACAAATGATGAAATATATAAGACCATGAGAAAAGAATGGCGTAAAGAGGAGCAAGAATATGCCGACATACACATTTAAAAATAATAAGACTGGTGAAATTTTTGATAAGGTAATGAAGATTGCTGAGAAAGAACCCTATCTAAAAGATAATCCAGACTTATCATCAGTTTTAAATGCAACTAATTTTGTAGGTGACCATATTGTTAAAAAAATGGATGGTGGTATGAAAGAAACTTTACAGAAGATTGCTGATAAAAACCCTAACACGCCACTGGCAGATAGGTTTTCTAGG